GTTAGTTACCAATTATTCTATTGTCCCACAAACCCCATTAGAACTCGCATTATCATGAACTTAACTGACTACATCAAAGACATCCCAGACTTTCCTAAAAAAGGAATCCTCTTCAGGGACATATCCCCACTTTTAAAAAGTCCTGAAGGATGGGGTTCAGCTATGCGTCAACTAGGATTATTCTGTGAAAGATTAAATCCAGATCTCATTGTTGGAATTGAATCACGAGGATTTATTATAGGATCTGCTTTAGCAACACAGCAGAGAACTGGGTTTGTTCCTATCAGAAAGAAGGGAAAATTACCTGGTAATGTGTTGGGGGTAGGTTATACTTTAGAGTATGGTAAAGACAGATTAGAGATCCAATCAGATGCCTTGGAGGGCAATCCTAAAGTCCTTTTGGTTGATGATTTACTTGCTACTGGTGGAACAGTAAATGCTGCTTCAAAGTTGATAGAAAGGGGTGGTGGACAGTTAGTAGGATGTCAGTTTATAATAGAATTATCTTCCCTAAAAGGAAGAGATAAAATTCCTCAAGTTCCTATCAATTCATTGATTAGTTATGAATAGAACTTTAGAAGATTATTTTTAAAAGAACTTTAATAGGAATATATTATCTCTGGCAAAAATTTGATTACTGGAACTTTAATAGGAAATTACCCAAATGACTGATGAACTAGAAAAGGAAAGGTGGATTGATGATGACTATACCATGATCAATCAATATTATATGGGTAAGACTCAGTATCCCAATCTTCCTTGTTATCTTCAAGATGAGAATGGAGAAGTCTTTGAATTTAAGTGGGACTTAATCTATCAATACATTTCTAAATTACAAGATTATGAGTATTGAATTAAAAGATTGGTTAAACTCCATCAATTTTAATAAAGAGAATTTGATGGAAGATCCTAATGCAAAGAAGGATTATCCACCCTATATTATTAATCGTTGTTTATCAGGACATCTTGATTGTGTGATGTTTGCTAACGAAATGAATAAGTATTCATTCCTAGATAAAGACCTCCAATATTCTTTTTATCTAAATACACTTAGGAAAAAGAAGAGATTTTCTCCCTGGCTCCGTAAGGATAAAGTCACGGATTTGGAAATCGTCAAACAATACTATGGTTATAGTAACGAAAAAGCATCACAAGCTTTGAAAATATTAACACCTGAACAAATTAATTTCATTAAACAACGACTTGACATTGGAGGATCGAAATGACTACCACGGTGGAACCTGAAGTAAGTTGGTCTCAAGACCAGATGGTAGAAGTGCTTCTAAATGAACCTGACGATTTCTTAAAGGTTAGAGAAACACTCACAAGAATTGGTGTAGCGTCACGAAAAGAAAAGAAACTTTACCAAAGTTGTCATATTTTACATAAGCAGGGTAGATACTATATCGTACACTTTAAGGAGCTTTTTGCACTTGATGGAAAGCACGCTAACCTTACTTCTAACGACGTTCAGCGTCGGAATCGTATTACTCGTCTTCTTGCTGATTGGGGTCTCATATCTGTAGTGAAACCTGATTCAGTATCAGACATTGCTCCACTTAATCAAATCAAAGTTCTTGCTTACAAGGACAAGGGAGATTGGGTTCTAGAGCAGAAGTATAATATTGGGAAGAAAGGTAAGACCCAAGAAACACAGGAAACCGAATAAAAATATAGGGAGTTCAACACTCCCTTTTTTTATGATCTGTGCTATAAATAGGTATGGATGCCGAAAGGATCCAAACTTAACATACTCGCTTAACAAGGAGCTACTATTATGGGTAACCTAGCAAGGTACACAGCCGCAGATCTTCCACAGTTATTGGAAAGAATCTCAAAGAACAGTATTGGAATGCATGATTATCTTGATCGTGTATTTGATTTTCAAGAATCCCAATCAAACTATCCACCATATAATTTGGTACAATTAAATAATCATGAATCGAAACTCGAAATCGCACTTGCGGGGTTCAAGAAAGATGAAGTTAAAGTCTATACAGAGTTTGGAAAGTTATATGTGGAAGGCAAGAAAGAAGAATCAGAAGTTAATGGAACGTTTGTCCACAAAGGATTGGCCCAACGATCCTTCCAACGAGTTTGGACGATCACCGACGATACGGAGGTTGGATCCGTCAAGTTTGAAGATGGACTCCTCACAGTGGAATTGAATAAGATAGTTCCAGAACATCATTCTCGAAAAGAGTATCTATAAATATAAATGAGTTCGAGATGGATCAGACCCCTTTACAGGGGTCTTTTTTATTGCTATAATATGACCAAATGCTTTTTTATTATGAGTGAAGATTTCACTAGAATTGCATCAGCACTCGAAAGAATTGCTGATTCTCTTGAAAAGAAATGGCACATTGATATAGATCATGGTCATATTGAGAGGATAGATAATATAGAACATGGAGATATAGATACTCACCATCATT